GGCGTATGGCTATCGAGTCTTCAGCAACGAGTTGCTTGCAGACGCCGATCCAGCCTGGAACGAGTTTATTACCAAGACGCTCATCCGCGACGTGGCACTGTTTGCAGACCAGCAGCACCTTGAGGGGACTGGCTCTGGCAATCAGATCACGGGTCTCTCCGCCTACAGCGGCGTGACCAGCGGTCCGAGCCTTGGCGCAAACGGCGCAGCGCTTACGTTCGACAATCTCTTCGATGCGGTCTACAACCTGCGTCTGGTGAACGTCGAGCCTCAGTCAGCGACGGGCGCGTGGATCATGCATCCGCGAACCTTCAATTCGCTGCTGAAGTTGAAAGATCAGAACGACCAGTACCTGCTTTCGGGTCTTGGCGGCTACAACGCCCCGATGCTTGCAAGCGGCGGATTTGCTGCGTCGAATGGTCCACGGGCGATGCTCCTTGGCATTCCTGTGTACGTGACTTCGCAAATCGCCATCAACCGAACCGTTGGCACCAGCACCGACACGTCGAACGTCTACCTGGTAGACGCCTCGAAGTTGGTTCTCCTGGAGCGCCAGGGCATCGAGTTGGCGTTCAGCGACCAGGTGGGCTTTGCAACCGACCAGTCTGCATACCGCGCGATTGCGCGACATGCGATTGCGATTACGCAGCCGACCGCAGTCGAGAAGATCGTGGGCGTCCGCGCCTAACTGATCTGATCCAGTAGTGGATAGCAAGGCTCCTGGGAGAAATCCTGGGAGCCTTGCTCTATACTGAGCGACATGGCAACTGCAATCGGCTCCTACGCAACCCTCGCCAACGTCAAGAGCCGTCTGGGGATCGCCAGCGCGGACACGACGGACGACACGCTGCTCACGCGCGTGTGCGACCAGGTGAACGCCTACATCGAGTCCTACACGCACCGCGTCCTGGCGCCGATCAGCGGGACCCAGACCTACCTGTTCGACGGGTTCGAATGCACCACGCCCCGCGTGCTGCTGCTCCCGCGCGGAGTTCGAACGATCACACTCCTGGAGAACGCCGCCTACACGGGCGGACCGTTCCAGACGATCCCGTCGACCGACTATTTCTTGCTGCCGTACACGCAGGACGTCGACCCTGGATTCCCGTACACGGAGTTGGTCATGACCAACGTGCCGAGCGCTGGAAACCCGTTGCCGCGATTCTGCCCTGGGTACGCCAACATCCGCATCACGGGCACCTGGGGCTTTCCCGCGATCCCCGACGAGATTCGGGAGGTTGCCGAGGTGATGGCGGTGCGCGCCTGGGCTGGACGCCAGGCTGGGCAGACCGATCAAATCGGGATTACCGAAGGCGGCATGCCGATCATCAGCCGTACGGTATCATTGCGCGACCGCGAGACATTGGCGCGGTACAAGATCAAGCGCCCCGACGAAGTGGGCAGGTAGGAGGGACAGATGGCTGAACATTGGGACCCAGACAAGGTGATTCCGCGCAAGCCGAAGGCTGAGGCAGTTGATCCAGAGATCGACGCCGAGCGCAAGAAGATGGGCATTGAGGAGGATCAAGCGACCCCGCTCACCGACGAGCAGAAGCGCGCGCGAGCGGAGCGGTTCGTTTGGAAGCCAGGGGACCTGCGCCGAGTTCGATAAATGGCTGCGCTGTTCGCAGTCACGCGCGCCCGTAAGCACGGTGACCACGACCAATCCGATCACGGCAACTGGGCAAACAATGTAGATCGAATTTTGGCAGAAGATGCGGAGCGAGCCAAAAGCGATCCGTGGACAGGTTCTGTCATTTCGCGTTCGGATGCCTACACAGCCCTGGAAAACTATACGGGAAATTCGGCAATTCACATCAACCGTTTTCTGCGAGATGGCACAGCCTCCGAAAGCGGGGACAGGCACGACAGCCTCACAAAAGAAAACTTGCAAAAAGACATAGACGGTATCGACGCGCTTTTCTTCAGGGCGCGCCCACTGGAAGAGCCGATGACCGTCTACCGAGGGATTTCGTCCAGGATTGCGCCGCAATTGCTTGAAAGCATGACCGAAGGGGGTGTGTTTACTGACGAGGCGTATACGTCGACGTCCACTAGTTCGGCGGTAGCGTACGGGTTCACTGATTTTGGGGAAAACCAAAAATACATGATGAAAATTACAGTGCCAGCGGGAAGTAGCGTCGTGCCAATTGAACTGTCCAGTGAACACGAAATTCTACTCAATCGCGGATCGTCGTTTCGTGTAGACGCTATTCGTGATGAGGGCGACACAAAGATGATCGATGCAACGCTGCTGGAAGGCGTTGAGTCAAAGAAGTCCCTCAAGCACGGCGATCATGACCAAAGCGATCATGGCAACTGGGCGCACATGACGCCATACGAGCGCACGCAGGCTTCGCTGGAACATCAGCAAGGAATGCGTTTGGAGCAAATAACGCAAACGCATTTGGCTCCGCATCCATTGACTGCTCCCCAGGAGGATGCAGTTCTCACGTGGGTAGAAACGGCAGGCGCGCATCGACGCATGAGTTCGCTGTTTCGGCAATACGGATCAGACCCGACACAGTGGGAAGAAAAAATCAAGGCGGCTGGGCTGTATCCGACAAGCGCTGAAATGCAATCTGCATCAAATGCACAGTTGATTCGAGACGCAATTGCAAGCAGCCCAGGGCTGCCAAAAGACACAACGCTGTGGCGCGGCTGGGCGAATGCGCCAGAGTTCAAAGTAGGTCAAGAAATCGTATCGGACGGTTTCACATCGACCAGCACCGACAAATCGGTGGCGGGAGCATTTGGAGGCGGCGGCACGGTGTTTGAAATGAAAGTTCCCGCAGGCACGCGCGCGCTTGGGCTGGACGAAGTGTTGAATCCAGGCGAAGCAGAAATCTTGCTGGACGCAGGGACGCGCTGGCGCGTATCCAACGTCGCAACCGTTCCTGAGGTTCCAGTCAATCCATTTATCGACAACACGCAAGGCGAACCAAACAAAGAAACCAAGATTGTCACGCTGGAGTTGATGCCAGACAACACCAAGTCCCTGAAGCACGCCGACCACGACCAATCCGACCACGGCAACTGGGCGCATGAAGGTAGCAGCGTTCCAAAATTGCCAGACCCTCGCAGCGCAGAACCAGCAACGCATTATGACGTGAAGCCAGGAGGAGTAATTCAAGTTAGATTTACTTCCTCGCAAAGAGACGCAATTGGAACGACAACTATCGGTGATCCTTATTATCGATACCATACTGGCGCTGATGAGCGGTATCGAACGGAACTGGCTGATGCAATCGATAAAATGTACGCTGGCGAAAATTTGCAAATTCCATCATGGGCTGCCGCAGAACAAGTAATCAATACGCTAATTAGCCAAGCCGAATCTAGGTCTCAAGATGGTCAATCTGGCGCGTCACACCTGTCTGCTGCTCGCAGGATTATGACTGCCGCGCGAGATGCTGGAATGGACGTCAAAGAAACGTATCTAGGCGTGACGATCCGTCCGAAAGCAGATAAAACCCTGAAGCACGGCGACCATGACCAGTTGGACCACGGGAATTGGGCGCGTGGCGAATACACGATTGGCGGCGGCTTCCAGGCGCCAGACATGCAGACGCGCGAGCGCGTGCGCGAGCAGTACCCTGGCACGACGACGACCGCGCCGCCAGAGCGCCCCAACAGTGAGTCATGGCTGGAGCGCAAGGATACGCTGACCGATTACACGTACGGCAAGACCGTCGACGGCGAACCGATCCACGCGGCGCTCAACGACGAGTTGCGTAGCGGTCGCACGTTGGTACAAGCGGCTCAAAACGTGTACGCGGGAATGGACGACGACGCCAACGCAGCGTCTCGATGGCGCGACCTAGACCGCGACATCCGCAACAGTCTCATGCTGGAAGACACCACGCTGTACCGCGCGTCGTCGCCCATTGTCGACGTTGACGAGTTGAAGCCTGGCTCGACCAGCATCAACCTGTACGGCATGGACATCACGCCAGGCGCGGTGATTTCGGATCGTGGCTATGTGAGTACGGCGTCGGTGCCTGGACCGCATCTGGATTATTTCAAATCCGACTGGGGAGACCTGAGCGGTCTGGAAGACTGGCAGGCGCCAGCATCCGTGACCTGGCGCATCAAGACGCCAGCAGGCGCGCCAGCCCTGGACCTGGTATCGGTTGGTCATCAAGGCGAGTTCGCTGAGCATGAAGTGTTGCTGCCGCGCAACACGCACATGGTCATTGACGCCGTGGACATCAAGACGTTGGGCGGTGGCGCCGATACGACTGGAGTCATCACGATTGACGCCACCGTGCTGCCAGACCACGACACGGCGTCGAAATCAGTCAAGCACGAAGCAGGACCAGACCACGACCAGGCAGATCATGGGAACTGGGCGCACGGCAACAGGCTAGGCGAATACGCCACCGAACGAAATCGGCAAATTGGCGAAAAACAGTTCGAACAGAGGTGGGCAGAAGGCGTATCACACAACGAAAGCACCGAAGACAGGCTCAAGGCAACTGGACTGACGCAAGCACAAGCGGGAGCAGTGTTGTCGTATTCAGGGACTCTGTTTTCGGGCATGAATGACATACTGAGAAACGGCGTTGACGAATACACGCAAGGGCAACGCGCGTTGTACGGCGGGATGATGCCACTGCTCGATAGTGCTATCGCACAGCACACAACCAGCGAGGACATGACCGTGTTTCGCGGCACGTCATTTGAAGGAAAAAATCCGCTGCAGGGACTGACTGTTGGCGGCGTGTATACAGATCACGGATACGGCTCAACGTCGACTGATCGCGGACTTGCTCAATCGTTTGGGAACGGATTTATCAGCGGCGGACGCGGCGACGTGGTGTATTGGGAAATCGACGTTCCAAAAGGCAGCAATGCGTTTGAAGTAGACACGCTAAAAACAATACGCAATGAAGGCGAAGTTCTGTTGCCGCGCAACACGCACTACCGCATCGACGCCATCGACACACAGTCTGGAACTGAGGGCGACACGTACGACAGCCTGACGAAAATCAAGGCAACGCTTGTAACCGAGCCGTCTAGTAAGTCCGTCAAACACCTTGCTGGAGAACACGATCAAGACGACCACGGAAATTGGGCGACGGGCGGAGCGCCAACCTACCAGCCAGGCAAA